CAAAAAAAGAAAAAGAAATTGCAGAAATAGCAAATTTAATTGTACGTATTACAAAAGATGTGCAAAGAGAAGACAGTAATCTGCAAAAACTACAAAAAGAAATAGATCAGCTTAAAGAACATAAGTGCTATGTATGTGGGCAAGAACTACATGACGAAAAACACGAAGAAGTTTTACAAGGCAAAGAAGACAGCATAGTTGAGGCACAAACATTACATGCTAAACACCAAAGTGAACTCAACGAATTAGAAACTGCATTGTCTGAGCTAGGCACGTTAGGAGATAAGTCCAAAACATTCTATTCTAATCACGAAGATGCTATCCATCATCGAAGTTCGGTAGCCAATTTAGAAACACAATTAGTCAGCAAGGGCAAAGAAGAAGATCCTTATGTTGACCAAATAGCAGAGATGGAAGCCACAACTGCCGAAGAGATCAGTTATGATGCTATCAATGGGTATCAGCGTATGCAAGAACACCAAGACTTCTTGTATAAACTGTTAACCAACAAAGACAGTTTTGTGCGTAAACGAATTATTGATCAAAATTTAAGTTATCTAAATGCTCGCCTAGGACAGTATCTTGATAGGATAGGATTACCACACACGGTAACTTTCCTCAATGACCTAACTGTTGAGATCACCGAACTAGGTAGAGATTTAGACTTTGATAACTTGTCAAGAGGTGAGCGTAACAGATTGATACTGTCATTGAGCTGGGCATTCCGTGATGTATGGGAAAGTCTGTATCAACCAATTAACTTGTTGTTCATTGATGAATTAGTAGATTCGGGCATGGATGCGTCGGGTGTTGAGAACGCTATGAGTATCCTTAAAAAAATGGCACGCGAACATAACAAGTCAATTTGGTTAGTATCACACAGGGACGAGCTAGCAGGACGAGTAAATAACATTATGACTGTAATCAAAGAAAACGGATTCACTATGTATGACACTGATGTTGAGATGTCATGATAGTAAAGGTTTTACATCTAGAACCCACAGATGCCTGTCAGGCGGCTTGTCCACAATGTGCTAGAGAAACTGACCAAACGTTTGATAAAAACGATCAAAATCATCTCACTGTTGCTCAAATTAAAGAACTATTTACAGAACAACAGATTAAACAATTAGACAAGATGTATATGTGTGGTGTGTATGGAGATCCTGCGGCAGGTAAGCACACTTTAGAAATTTTTAAATACTTTAGAAGCGTTAATCCAACTATTACACTAGGCATGAATACTAATGGCGGGTTAAGAAATAGTGAATGGTGGCGAGAACTAGCTGAAATACTGTCCGGTGAAAAAGATTATGTTATATTCAGTATCGACGGATTAGAGGATACCAATCACATCTACAGGGTAAATGTTAATTGGAGTAAGGTTATAGATAATGTTAACACGTTTATAACTGCTGGTGGTTACGCTCATTGGGATATGCTGGTATTTGAACACAATCAACAGCAAGTAGATGAGTGTGAGCAACTAGCACGAGAATTAAAATTTTCTTGGTTTCGAGCTAAAGTAACCAGGAGGCATGACTTTATACCAATTGACTTTTTAAAAAGTCCTAAGGGATGGAACAATCCAACTGTTAGTGAAGGTACAATTACTTGCCAGGCGATAAAGGAACAAAGTATTTACATTTCAGCAAAAGGAGTACAGTATCCTTGTTGTTATCTAGGTACTACTAGTCATACGTTAGATCAATTTGATAGCATTCAACAATCTTGGGTGTCAGATACTCCTAATTATGTTTGTAAGATAACTTGTACTAAATTAGACCATGGTACTAGTTACACTAATCAATGGCAACGTGAGATAGAATTAATTGTTTAGTTACCAAACCATAGACGAGTATCAATTAGAGATTACGACTAATTGTAATGCCAGTTGTCCACAGTGTCCTCGTAACGAACTGGGTGGAAAATTAAATCCATACATGGACTTGGTCAACTTACCCAGAGATGTAATTGATCGTGCGTTTACTTCTGAGCTGTGTGGTAGACTGCGTCAGGTATTCTTCTGTGGTAGTTATGGTGACCCTATAGTACACCCAGAGTTTTTGGACATACTGAGAGACTTCCGTCGTAAGAGTCCAACCTTGTGGTTGTATGTACATACCAATGGAGGTGCTCATAACCCCGAATATTGGCGTGAAATGGCTGAGATAATGAATGGTTATGGGCAAGTAGACTTTGGTATTGACGGATTAGAAGACACCTTACACCTTTATCGTAAACACGTAGACTACAACAAAGTAATTGAAAACGCACAAGCATTTATAGATAGTGGTGGGCGTGCTATGTGGCAAATGATTGTGTTCAAACACAACGAACATCAAGTTGGGCAGGCAGAACAAATAGCAACTGACATGAACTTTTTTAAATTCCTTGCCCGTAAGACTGGACGTTTTTTCCATCACGGTGAAGAGCGTGAACTAGAATCGTGGCCTGTTAAGAACATGAAAGGCGAAACAGAATACTATTTAGAGCCACCAGTAAATGACGAATGGCGTAATCAAAGTGTTATTAAATTGCCTGAGCTCAAGAAGCAATACAAAGACCTACAGCAGTACTTTAAGACCACAGACATACATTGTGATAGCCTACATGGTAAGAAAGTTGCTATGAACGCACAAGGGGTATTGTTACCCTGTAACTTCTTTAATCATAACTTATATGATGCTAGGTTTAGGACAGGTGTACTTCCAGGCAGTAATCAAGGGCACACAGTTGATGGTAAAAATCAAGTAACTGAGTTTTTAAATCAATACGGGCTTGACAATCTTAGCATTCACCACTATACTATAGAAGAAATATTTGAAAACACATTCTGGAGTGATCTTGTAGATAGCTGGACAGGTGAGAAAAGAATATTTGAATGTGCCATGACTTGTGGCAAACAATTTACAAAAGTATGGGATCAAACTAAATGAAAATACTAGTAACAGGTGGCAACAGGGGGCTGGGATTAGACATAGTCAATGAATTATCAGCTGACGGCATAAGTAGACAGTCCGGCTTTGACATTGTCAAAGATATTAAAGCGATAGCAGAAAAAAGTTTAGACTATGATGTGTTTATCAATAACGCATTTGACGGTCCTCCACAAGAAGAATGGGCTAACTTTGCTCAAACAAACTTGTTACTAGAAGTATATAAGCAGTGGGCAGAGCAGGACAAACAAGGTTGGATATTTAACATTGGCAGTGTTGGAGAACAAACGATAGTTGCTCCGGACCCAAGTTGGGAAACCTACAGAGTAAGTAAAGCCGCATTGCGACATGCTAGCCAACAATGTACTCGTGCTTTTAAAGATAACAAAGTTAAATTTAAAACTACATTAATCTCACCTGATAGAATTGATACCGAATTAACTCGATCAAGAGCAACCTGGACTGGTAATGGTGTTAATACTAACGATATTATCAAATTCATACAGTATGCTACAACCGTGGCTCCAAACACTGTGATTGAAGACGTTGTGGTGTGGTGCAATTTAGAACACGGGAAATAATTTCAATTTTAATATAACCACGGTTACAGGTACGCTAACTACTGTATAAGGAGAACAATATGGCAGGACCAACAGGAAGAATACATCCAGGAAGACGTAAAGCAAATCCAGAAGCAACATGCAATGGTAAGCCACGAATCAAAGGATGGTCAAAAGCAAGACTAGAAGCCGCAATAGAAAAAAGTTCTCGCAACAAAGAGAAAGCAAGGTATAAAAAAGAAGTAGCAAGACGTTTCACAATAGCAGTATAACATTCAATAAGGAACAAGAAATATGTCAATTCATACAGATATTTTAGCCGCAGTAGAAACATACGTAGCGGAGTCATCAAAATTTGAAGATAAAGGCGTTAAAGCCGCGGCAACACGAGCTCGTGGTGCGTTAGGTGATTTACAAAAATTAGCCAAAGCTAGGCGTGCAGAAATACAAGAAAAAAAGAACGGAATGTAAGTGACACAGTCATACGACAATCCTTGGACTTATAACGGTACTGCCTTTGAGTCTGAGGACATCGGTGACAACTACGGGTTTATATATAGAATCACAAACACAGAAAATGGACACGATTACGTAGGTCGTAAATTTTTCTGGACTATCAAAAAGAGACCACCTCTAAAAGGCAAGAAAAATAAACGTAGAAGTACAGTCGAAACAGACTGGAAAACATATTACGGATCATCCGAAAGGTTGGTTAGAGATATCGAAGAATTAGGAAAAGAAAAGTTCACTCGTGAAATACTATATTTGTGTAAAACACGTGGTGAGACCAACTATATGGAGGCGTATTTTCAGTTTAAAGAAGATGTCCTATTGAGAGATGATAACTACAATGGGATTATTAATATTAGACTTGGAATAGGTTCCGTAAAGAACATTCTCGTAGAAGATTTAAAAAAGTTAAAGGATTTAGTTAAATGAAGTCGCTGATAGTAGGAGGGTGTTCTTACTCTGCTGGCTACGGGTTAAATTACGATGATCCTGAATCGGACTGTAAAGAGTCACCAGATCTTTGGGTTAACTTGTGCCATAGAAATATTAAAAAATTAAACAGATTAAGTTTAGAAAATATCGGACAGTCTGGTGCTAGTAATTCGGAAATTTTTGAAAATTTAGTAGAAGCTATCAGTAAAAATAAAAATGAGCTAGAAATGGTAATTTGTGGGTGGACTAGTATGCCAAGATACAACGTCAACGTGGGATTTGAGTTGTACGATACTACTGCATCGTTGTCTCTAAATAATAGAACACATAAAACAAACCAAATTAATATATCTAGAAAATACATAAAAAACTTAGTAGATAGGTTAAAGGTATTGCATCATTGTCAATGGGAAATAGTTAAAGTTTTGAGATATATTAATATATTAGAAGCTATGGCTAAAAAATATAAGTTTCAAATTTTACATTTAAACTTACTATGCCCATGGGACGTCGGGTTTTTTGATGTTATGCAAGGCGATTTTTTACCAATGATGTTAACAGAATTTACAAGAAAAGAAATATTACATATAGAGTCACGTGATGATGAGGAGATTTTTTCCTTATATAAAAAACAACATCAGATGTATTTGGAAGTTGGGGGAGTACAAAAAGAAAAATGGATAAACCTTTATAATTCTTTTAATTCCTTACAAGTAGATACAAGTTATGATGGTATCCATCCGGGCAAAGAATCTAATAAAATATTTTATAGCACGGTTAAAGATTTTATAGAAACACATTAATAGTCAATGATGCAGATGTATTCTGTGTCCTGAGGAGATGGTAGGTTATGCCTACTTGGAACGTGTAGAGAAGACTACACACAGGACGACGCAACAACAACTAGGTGTAAAAACCGAAAGATGTAGGCTCTGAGAAAAAGCAACCTACGTGCATTTGATAATTGGCTAACTACGGTTATCAAAGCATCCGCCAGATGAAGCTGAAGTAGGGGGTACAGGCTGACCGCCTCCGTGCTAGTGATAGCAATCTTTTTTAGTTAGTATGTGCGTAAGACTCAGATAAAGTGTCTTTCATACTTTGCCTTGCAGTAGGTGAAGTATGGCTGAAAGATCTAGATAAAGCAGTTAAGAACATACAGTATATCAAAGTAATATAAGGTAATCAGATTAAAGGAAAAGAACTTCGAGTGTTAGCGAGAAGTTAGATGTCAAAGACATCTTTTAATAGTAAGCAATATCTTTATTATGCGATAATTATGACTTAACGTTCTGTTAGGTTTTCTCTGAAAAACAATTCAAAAAAAAGCACCCAATTAAGAGTGCTTTCTTGTTACTGTTCTGCGGAAATGGTGTAAGTCTATGCTTACTTCTTATTCCAGATTGAGTATAGTACCCATACTGCTACCAATCCTACTAAGCCTTCAGCTCCTAAGGTTTTGATAACGCCAGTAACTGAACCGATAACATCAGTAGCTGGTAAGAATGCAACTGCAGATCCTTTGAGTAGAATTTCTAATGCAATAAACATTGCCATTAGTGAAACTGCTACATCAGCGATACCTGCCGCCCATTTCTTAACGTGTGTTAATACTTCCATTTTACTTCCTCCTGGGGAATTGCCCCGTTTTAAAAATAGCAAGACTATAAAATAAAGCGTAGAATTAATCTTGCTCTACTATTTAGGTAGTCTTACTATAATAATATAACACCTTTTTTGAGTTTTGTCAAGAGGATAACTATGTTACATGTGGCAGAAAAGCCACACTATCTTAGAAGAATGGCATCTTGGTTTTTTCTGTTGTTTCGATATTGTCTTTGATAATCTTGTTGATTAGTTCTCTATCAGTTAGCCCAAGTTGCATAGCCTCGTCATAGCTCAGGGCACCGCGCATGTACCATGCCATCCTTAACGCATCATCTTTTAAGGCCCTTATCTCTTTGTCGTAGCTGTCAATCAGCTCTTCGACTGCCGCTTGTTCTAAAGTTAAGAGCCTTATACGAAAAAACTTGCGTAGTCGAATGTGATGTTTATGGGGAATTCTTTACCGCACTCGTCGTTTGGACAAACAGCATCCACCGGCTTCATGCTAGCAAGCTCGTTTAGTTCTGTTAAGTACTGCTGTAATTTTTTAATAACCTTAGTGTCAGCATTGTTGTAAAAGTCTGCAATGTGTTCCGAATTGGTTACCACAGTGCCATCGCTGATTGTGATAGATTTGGTGCTGTTAGCTAATAGGTTAATGTTCATTTCAATAATTTTAGCAAGATGTTCGTCAAAACGTTTCTTGGCTTCAACAGGGTCGTCTTCTAGCGAACCTAAACTCCTGACTATCTGTTGTTCCTCAAATGCGATCATGTTAGTTTTGTTAAGGCTAAAATATGGTTGCGGATGTATGTGTATCTTCAGACCATCAACAGCTAAAGGAACATCATAACTAGGAGCAGTAATCCTTGACATTGTTACTCCGAGGTCGATAGCATGACTGTCTTCAACTTTACAGTGAGGACATTGAGCAGTAAAATCCATTTGATTACCATAGCTGGCTATCCGTATCGCAATTAACGTAGCGTCAACATCAATACTAGGCATCTGCCAAGCATCATGGACATCCGGACAACAACTCTGTATCACGTTGACCACGCCCTGACCGTTTAATAATGCATCTGGCGTCTTTAATGTTATCTCATCTTTGGTAGTCATTGGCATGACACCAATCTCACCGGTAGCTGGCATGGTGATTGCATCTGCTGGCCAATACTTGCCACCACTGGGCAACTTGAAGTAGATTGCGGGCTGTCTAAAATGCTTGGACAGCGGATTAGCCGAAGCAACTTGTGGAGTGTTTTGATCCATGGTCGAAAATCCTATAAATATATATAATTGATTAGTACTTTACACTATTTATAGCACCAAATACACAAGGTAATAAAAACGATCCATGGATGATTTAGACGCAGAAAAGGCACGGGAGCTGATTGAGCAGTTAGTTGATAGATTTCCTGCCCTCTCCAACGAACTTAAAAATCTTGGCATATCGGCCAAGAAAGGTTCTGTTGACTTCACAAAGACTCTAAAAGATCTCAATAGAGATGTTGAAAAAGGTCGTGCTAGCTTTAAACAAATTGTTAACTCGATCGAATCGCTTGACGATGCCATTGATGATTTAGGCAGTACCACCGCAGACAACGCTAAAAAAAGTAAACTACTCCAACAAAGAGAAGAACTAGTTAAACTGGCAGCCAATGAACGGACTAAAGAAGCATCCATTGCATTTGGAAAAAGTCTTACCAATGGTGCGACAAAACTCACAGCCGATTTAACTAAATCATTGCAAAGTGGCGCTAGTGGCACTGAAGTATCAACAATCTTATTAAATTCTGCTATAGATGCTGTAACTGGAGCAGTTGGTGGCCTTGGTGGCTTCTTAACTAGTGTAGGTAAAGATCTAGCTGGCACAAAAGGTTGGGGTGCCGCAATAGGTAGTGTGATATATGTTGGTGGCAAGGCAATGCAACTTGGCGCCGAAGCCAGTGCAAAATTCCTAAAATTCTCAGTTGAAGTCCTTGCTAAGGAACTGGCCAAGACAGAAAAAGCCTTTAACACAGTCAATGCCAGTGGTGCGATATTTGCTGATGGTATGTCTGGTATGCGTGAAGCCAGTGTGGGCGCTGGACTGACCCTAGAACAATTCTCTAAAGTAATAAGCAAGCAGTCCGCCGATTTGGCCATGAGCGGAGTTGGTGTTGCTGAAGGTGCCCGCAAGGTCGGAGAGGTCGGCAAAATATTTGACCAGAACAACGGACGGATAAGAGAGCAACTACAGAATTTAGGTTATGGCTTTGAAGAACAGGCAGAGATAACAGCCACGGTAATGGCTAATATCCGCAGGACAGCACAATCAGTTAATCCAGCCATGTTAGCGGTCGAAACACAGAAATATGCAGAAAATCTAAGATTAATATCGGCATTGACCGGTGAAGATGCTAAAGCCAAAACTAAACAGGTACAAGAACAGAATCAGATTGCGGCCTTCCAAAATGAGATAGCCAAAAAGGGTCCAGAAGTAGCGGCCCAGATAGATGCATCAATGGCATTGATGTCAGAAACTGAGAAGAAAGCATTTAGAGATCGAGTGATATATAACGGGTCAGTGATAAATCAAGAAGCGGCAATATACGAAGCAACTAACAGGGCGGCCGCCGATAAAGGCCGATTGCTATACGACAAATTTATAAACAACATGTTTGATCCTACGGCAGTAGCCCAAGCCAATGCCCAATATGCACAAGCTATGATTGGCTCATTTAGGGCAAATCAGGCGTTATTCGTTGGTGCATACGCAACAGGCGATTCAAGTTTGCAAGCGGTATCACAAGCAGGTATTGACGTATATAACCAAGCCATCAAGATGAGTAAAGAAGGAGTTGCAGGAGTATTAGCTAGCCTAACTGAACTTAAAGACACCCAAGATCCATTAACAACAGGAATGACCGGAGCAACTAGGGCCGCGCAAGAGATGGCAGTGTTGCTTGAAGACAAACTTTTACCGTTGTTAGGCACTTATGCACAAACGACCGAAAAGATAAATGCTGGAATGGCACAATTCCTAAACTTTATAACAGGAAAAGGCCCAGAACCAAGTCCAGTGCCACTTCCGCCTGGTTTTACACCACCAAAAACTATTGGTGAGGCTATTTCGTCCCCTGGCATGGCCATAGGCGGCATCAGTACAGGACCTATAAGTGGGTACTCTGAAGTCCTACACGGCACAGAAGCAGTAGTACCATTGCCAGACAACAAATCAATCCCCGTAAGTTTAGACAGCAGTAGCATCACTGCATCAATAAATCAACAGACAGGAGTGCTAGCCGAAATACTCCGTGCCATGCAATCAACCAACAGCCTAACATCACAAATAGCACAGAACAGTTACTAGGACGATAAATACTGTTATGACAACAGAATTTTATGTTTACCAGTATGTTACTGAACAAGGAACCCCTTATTATATCGGTAAGGGATCAAAGTATCGTATTAGACAAAAACATCTATATACGGTAGTGCCTCCCATTGAAAGACGCATAATTGTTAAATCGGCCTTAACCGAAGAACAGGCATTTAATTTAGAAAATAAATTGATTAGAGAATATGGTAGAAAGATTGACGGTGGCGTATTAGATAATATAAAATTAAATCAATGGGCTTGTGCAACAGGATGGAAACATTCTGAAGAAACTAAACACAAAATTAGTAAAGCCAATCGCGGCAAAGTAAGAACAGAAGAACATAAACAAAAATATAGACAACCTAAAACTAAAGAACATGCAGAAAATATACGTAAAGCTAATTTAGGAAAACATGTTGTTAACGAAGTAAGACAAAAGATATCTAATACTCTTAAAGGTAATATACCATGGAATAAAGGAATCAAAGGTACACAATGGACTCAGGCAAGAAGAGATGCTTATTTAAAAAATAAAGAATTAATAGGAACGCTATAATATGTCATGGAAAAAATATTTTAAACAAGCAAATCCAGAATCTGGTGGACTAATGAGTCCGTTGGGCAATAGTAACAAAGGTAATAGTCCTCTTGATCCTGGATTTCGTAATTTTGCTAGTAAACTTCCGGAAGTTTACATTGGCCATCCAAACAGAACCGAACGATACAACCAATACGAACAGATGGATCAGGACTCAGAAATCAATGCGGCCCTAGACATACTAGCCGAGTTCATGACACAGTCCAATATCGAAAACGGTACTGGGTTTGATCTATACTTTAAAGAAAAACCAACAGACAACGAAATTAAAATTCTTAAAGATCAACTAAACCAATGGTGCAGTATTAACCAAATGAATAAAAGATTATTCAAATTGGTGCGTAATGTTTTAAAATATGGTGACCAAGTATTCTTGCGTGATCCGGAAACATTCGAACTTTACTGGACAGAGATGCACAAGGTAGTTAAAGTCATTGTTAACGAAAGTGAAGGCAAAGAACCAGAACAATATCTGATCAAAGATCTTAATGTTAACTTCATGAATTTAACAGCCACGTCAGTTGCATCCAGTGACACATACATCAACCACCCACAGGTAGGCGGCCCAAGTGGAGCCTATGTACAACCAAATGTGCCTTATAGTGGCGGAAGTCGATTTAGTCATGCACAAAATGAAGCACCAATTAATGCAGAACACGTAGTACATATAAGCCTAACAGAAGGATTAGATCTTAATTGGCCGTTTGGTAACAGCGCATTAGAATCAGTGTTTAAGATATTCAAACAAAAACAACTGTTAGAAGACGCGATCCTTATCTATAGAATACAGCGTGCTCCGGAACGTAGAGTATTTAAAATTGATGTGGGTAATATGCCGAGTCATATGGCCATGGCATTTGTTGATCGTATTAAAAATGAAATTCACCAACGTCGCATTCCCACTCAGACTGGCGGAGGTGAAAACATGATGGATGCTACATACAATCCGTTGAGTACAAACGAAGACTACTTCTTCCCAGTAACAGCAGACGGCAGAGGAAGTGACGTTACCACACTACCAGGTGGACAAAATCTTGGTGAGATTGACGATCTAAGATATTTCAACAATAAATTGGCACGTGGGTTAAGAGTTCCTAGTTCATATCTACCAACAGGAGCTGAAGACAGCGAACGTGGGTACAGTGACGGTCGTGGTACTACAGCATTAATTCAGGAATGGAGATTTAATCAATATTGCAAACGTTTACAAAGTTTGATAGTAGACAAGTTAGATCAAGAATTTAAAATGTTCATGCGATGGAGAGGAGTAAACATTGATGGATCAGTGTTTGAACTCCGTTTCAATGAGCCGCAGAACTTTGCCAAATATAGGCAAGCAGAAGTTGATGCAGTACGCATACAAGCATTTACACAACTGGAACAAACACCATATCTTTCAAAACGTTTCTTGCTCAAACGATATCTAGATTTAAGTGAAGAAGAAATGCAAGAAAATGAAGAGTGGTGGAATGAAGAAAATGAATCTGGTGAATCAACGACGGCACCAGAAGCAGGACTGCGATCAGTTGGAGTAACAACCGCTGGACTACAATCTGATCTAGACAACCTAACCCCAATTGAACCAATCGATGGGGAGCCTGGAGACTTGGGCGGAGTTGATACAGCAGGATCTGGACCAGAAGCACCGGGTGGTGAGTTAGGTTTATAGGCATTTTGGTAAATACACTTATGAATATACTAGAAATTTTTGAACCTACACCACAAGGTTACAATACGGAAAAAGAAGATAATACCGTATCTAACCTCAGCGACTTACGCAAAACCAAATTAACCTTAAAACAGTTAAATCGATTACGTATAATGAATGATGTACGTAAGTTAGAACATGAGCAGAAATTAGAAACCGTGCGTACCCAATACAAAGCACCAGTTGCTGACATGACATCTCTGTAATTATCCGCCAAAAACAATCAAAAACAACGCATTTAACCACAAAATCCAAACAATTCGTTAAATACATAACATAACGAATACACGAATCAATATTTGATCTATTTTTATTTTTAAAAGGAGTTCACCAGAATGAACAAGTACGAACAACTAATTGAGCACATTATCAACGATCAGAATGACGAAGCCCGTGAATTATTTCACACTATCGTTGTTGAAAAATCACGCGATATATACGAAAATTTAATCGACGACGCAGATTTATCTGAAGTTGCTACTGATGAAGTTAGCGATCTAGTAGACGAAATCAACGTTGACGAACAAGGCATTTCAGAAGAAGAACACGAAGAAGAAGACGATGAAGTATCTATGGACATGGATGTTGACGCTGAAGAAGCACCAGCAGAAGAAGAAATTGAAGACCGCGTTGTTGATCTTGAAGATGCACTTGACGAGCTTAAAGCAGAATTTGACGCATTAATGGGCGGCGAGGCTGAAGAAGTACCAGGTGAAGAAGTACCGGGTGAAGAAATGGTAGGAATGGAAGTACCAAGTGAAGAAGAAATGCCAATGGCAGAAGCTACAGAGTCTGAAGAAGAAGCAGTTGAAGAAGGCGAAGAAATTGTACGTGAATACGTAGAAAAAGTTCCAGCTCCTCCAAAAACTGAACAAGGTGCACAAACTAAATCACCAGTTGCTGGTAAAAACAATATGGGTGGTAAACCAGTTGATATGTCAGCAGGCGGAAATGTAGATCAAGATGGTGCTAAACCAGCTACTGCTCCAAAACCAAAAGGTCAGTTAGTTAATGATCCGTTAAACAAACCAGGTGCTAAAGCAGGTAAAGCATTTGATAAAAAAGAAACAGCAGTTAATACACAAGCTTCTGGCACTGATACAAAATCGCCAGTAGGAAAATAATTAGGAAACAATAATGGCTTTATATCTTAAAGAGCACTTAACATTTGACGCGGCAAGGATGGAAATTTTATCCGAAGCTCACGCTGACGGCAAAGGTAAGAGTCTTTACATGAAGGGAGTATTCATTCAAGGTGGCGTTAAAAATCACAACGAACGTGTATATCCTGTGACTGAGATTGAAACGGCCGTTTCTACATTAAATGAACAAATCAAGAGTGGCTATAGCGTCTTAGGCGAAGTAGATCATCCAGATGATTTGAAAATTAATTTAGACCGTGTATCACATATGATCACTGATATGTGGATGGATGGGCCTAATGGCTTTGGTAAATTAAAGATTCTTCCTACTCCAATGGGTCAGTTAGTTGAAACCATGTTGGAATCAGGAGTAAAACTTGGTGTTTCATCTCGTGGTAGCGGAAACGTGAGCGAGGGAGACGGCAAAGTAAGTGACTTTGAAATAGTCACTGTCGATGTAGTTGCACAACCTAGTGCCCCTAATGCATATCCAACAGCGATTTACGAAGGACTGATGAATATGAAAGGTGGGCAAAAGGTATTCGAAATGGCACGTGAAGCCAGTGCAGATCAAAGGGTACAAAAATATTTGAAACAGGCTGTAACTAGTCTTATCAAAGATTTGAAAATTAAATAGGAGATCACAATGTTAGACGCTATCAAACCATTGTTAGATAGTGGCATCATTAATGAAGAAACTCAAACTGCTTTAAATGAAGCTTGGGAATTACAAATTAATGAAGCCAGAGAAACTATTCGTGCTGAATTGCGTGAAGAGTTTGCTGGTCGCTACGATCATGACAAAAATGTAATGGTTGAAGCTCTAGACAAAATGGTTACTGAAAGTCTCACCGCTGAACTCAAAGAGTTTGCCGAAGAGAAACAGGCTCTTGCAGAAGATCGCGTGAAATTTAAAACTCACATGATTGAATCTGCAGGTAAGTTTAATAACTTCCTAGTTACTAAACTTGCAGAAGAAATCAACGAACTAAGATCAGATCGCAAAACTCAAAACGAAGCTATTGCTAAGTTAGAGAAATTTGTTATCCATGCCTTAGCCGAAGAGATCAAAGAGTTTGACCAAGACAAGAAAGCAGTCGTTGAAACTAAAGTAAAATTAGTAGCAGAAGCTAAATCAAAACTAGCAGAACTACAGTCAGCTTTTGTTAAACGTTCGGCTAAACTTGTTAAAGAATCAGTAACAGACAATCTAGGCTCAGAATTAGCTCAACTAAAAGAAGACATCCAAAATGCTCGTGAGAACATGTTTGGCCGTCGTATCTTTGAAGCGTTTGCAAACGAGTTTGCTGTCACTCATTTAAATGAGAACACTGAACTTGCTAAACTTCAAGCAATAATTGAAAAGAAAGAATCAATCATAGCTGAAAGTCAAAAAGCAATCGAAGAAAAAGAAGCTCTAGTTGAAAGTAAGAATCGTGAAGTTAAAATGATAACTGAAAGTGTAGCTCGCAAAGCAAAACTTGAAGAATTATTGAAACCTCTAAACAAAGAGAAAGCTGATGTAATGTCTAGCTTGCTCGAAGGTGTGCAAACTGAACGTCTTCAGAATGCATATGAAAAGTATCTGCCAGCAGTACTAAACAACTCTAGCAAACCAAAAGCTGAAAGGCCCGTGTTAGCTGAAGCTCGTGTAGAAATGTCTGGTGATAAATCTGCTAAAGCCAACGATGAATCGCACAACAATGTTGTAGAGATTCGACGTTTAGCAGGGCTAAAATAGTATTAATTTTTTTTAAAGGAAAACAAAGAAATGACAACCCAACTATTAGAAGGCCGTTGGAACGAAACCAAGGACGCCCTGTTAGAAGGCTTACAAGGTTCACGTAGAACCACAATGGCAGTAATTTTAGAAAACACAAAGAAACACTTGCAAGAAAACGCTACAAGTGGCGCAACTAGTTCAAGTAACGTTGCTACATTAAATAGAGTTATTCTTCCTGTAATTCGTCGAGTAATGCCAACAGTTATCGCTAACGAAATTGTTGGTGTACAACCAATGACTGGCCCAGTTGCTCAGATCCATACATTACGTGTACGATATGCTGATACAAACAATGCAACAGGTACAGCAAACGACGTAACAGCCGGTGATGAAGCTCTATCACCATTCAAAGTAGGCGTTGCTTACTCTGGAGATGGAACTGCTGGATTAGGTGCTACAACATCAGCACTTGAAGGCCAAGCAGGTCGTAGAATCAATGTTCAGATTCTTAAACAAACTGTTGAAGCTAAAACACGTAAGTTATCAGCACGTTGGACTTTTGAAGCGGCTCAAGACGCTCAAGCAATGCACGGTCTAGACGTAGAAGCTGAAATCATGGCGGCACTAGCTCAAGAAATTACAGTTGAAATTGATCAAGAAGTTCTTGCTTCATTAAGAAGTTTATCTGGTCAAACTTATACATACAACCAAGCAACAGTATCTGGTACAGCTACATTCGTAGGTGACGAGCATGCGGCATTAGCGGTTACAATCAACCGTGCGGCAAACTTAATCGCTCAACGTACACGTAGAGGCGCTGGTAACTGGGCTGTTGTATCTCCTGCGGCTTTAACTGTACTACAATCTGCTACTACTTCAGCTTTTGCTCGTACTACAGAAGGTACATTTGAAGCACCTACAAACACTAAATTCGTTGGTACATTAAACAGTGCTATGAGAATTTATGTTGATGGTTATGCGGCAGACGGTACACCAGTATTAGTTGGTTACAAAGGTTCATCAGAAGCTGATGCAGCCGCGTTCTATTGCCCATACGTACCATTAATGAGCAGTGGCGTTGTGCTTGATCCGACTACTTTCGAACCAGTAGTTGGCTTTATGACAAGATATGGCTATGTTGAATTATCAAACACAGCATCATCTCTTGGTAATGCGGCTGATTACTTAGAAGAAGTAGCTATCTCAAACTTAACATTCCAATAGATCGATTTATTGGTATAGTAAAGAAATTAAAAAGCACCTTTAGGGGTGCTTTTTTTTGGACAAAATATCTTAAAGACGATAAATACTTTTAGTTCACTCGCGAGAGAGTTTATGCGGTACCCACCGCGTAGGCCTAGAACGCCATTTAATAAGGAGATAAAACAAATGGGACGTCCTATTAAAAAGTTATTCATTGGTAACCGTAACACACTAGGTATTGGTGGCGAAGGGTTAGTATCAGTGACGCTCGGTGGTACTAATAACTCAACAGGTTACACAAATGTAGATGCACTAACAATTTCAGCACCAAACTTACCGGGTGGTGTACAAGCAGTTGCTACAATCACAGAAACAGCAGGTGTTATTGACGGTGTAATAGTTGTCGACGGAGGTAGTGGCTATACATCAGCACTAACAATTACAGCCGGCACTGGCACACAAGGTAACCTAACACTAACAGGTGTATTATCAACTACTACATCAAATGCAATTGCAATTTTGGCATTTGTTACGGGTGGGTCATCGGCAGTTATTGGTGACATCAACTCACAAAAAGGTAGCAAAATCTATAATGTAACAACAGCACAAGGCACTAGTGAGTGCTTGTTAGTTACCAGTGAACCAGTTGAAGGCCAACTGCGTATTACTGCTACTGACTCAGCAGGCGGCACTTACTTTGTTAAAAAATTAACAAATCGTACAGCAGTTGTTCTTCCTGGAACTGGGGTACAGTTTGCCGAAGACGCCAAGGTAGCATGGGCCGACACAGCAGTTGAAAATGTATCGGTTGCATTAACTAACTAATTTAAAACTTAGTATTAAATTAGCACCTCCGGGTGCTATTTTTTTGAGTTCTTACTTAGAAGATAAATAATAGAAACTGGAATAAATTAAAATGGCCGCAGTTAAAAAACTTAATACAGATTATACTATAGATACCGCAGATGTCTACGTAACCGGCAACCTACACGTTGCGGGGGTGTATGACACAACCACAGTAACAAATACTGATGTCCAAGATAAAGACATCACATTAAATGTTGGTGAAGCTGGATGGGGTGTTGGTGGCAATGCGTCACCAGGTACATCAGGCCTGTCGGTTGACAGGGGATTGCAAGCCAACGTGGCGTTGCGATGGAACGAAACATCAGATTTGTGGGAACTTACTGTAGATGGCAGTAGCTATAGCACGATACTAACATCGGCCGGTGGTGGATTAACAGCAGTTGTTGACGACACAACTCCACAATTAGGTGGCAACTTAGAAACTAATGGGTTCCATGTTCAATTTGATGAAACTACATATATACCAACAGCAACCTCTAACAAAACAAAAATTTACGCAGATGCAATAGGCAGTGCAGGTAGCGGATTGTTTGTAGTAAACTCCGACACAGCCAGCGACGAATTAGTAACAAAATCGAAAGCCATAGTGTTTTCAATAATTTTATAGGATTAGAAAATGGCAATAACAAATTCTTTAGTAACAAATGGCGATGCGGCTAATGTATATATTAGTGTTGGGGCTAGTGCTATCACAGCCATGTATCTTTGTAATACAGACAGTTCAGCAAGGACATTTGATATCTATGTATGTCCAGCAGGTAACTCACTAACTACACTAAGCCATCGAGTATATTCAGGTATACAAGTACAAACAGGTGATACCTATGTTGTTGACAGTGAAAAGTTAATTTTAAGTGCTGGAGATATGATAAAAGCCAATACTGACGCTACTAACGCTATTTCAATGACTGTAAGTTATATAGGAATCTAAATGGGACGCTTTGCAAAAAATACTGTATTTTCATCCGGCAACTATGCTTTAGGTCTCCCGGCAACATCCGCCAGCTTTAGATCTAATGTAAACGGAACTACAGATCAAACATCATTACGTTACAGCACATCCTCAGATAAAATTGAGTATTATTCACATACGTCAAACACATGGCAGTCAGTATCAACAGTTGGCAGTGGAACATCACTTATTACCAAAGACAGCTTTTCCGGTGACAGTGCGGTTTCAGACTACGGCCCTCTAGCAGTTAACTATAACACAGCGGCTCCACAATTGTGGGCGGCTAATATCTTAGTGCATGTAGGTACAGTTTATCAAATTCCAGGAACCAACTACGAATTTGCCGCAAACGCCATATCAGGTACTGACATATCATTTACTTCCAATCCTAGCAATTCAGCTCAGATTACTGTTATCCACGGAATAAATTCTACAATCGCCTCATAACCTTTTTGATAAATAGTAGAAAGGTTGGAAAATTAAATGGCAATTAGTCGAGTTCCCGGGTATTCTTTAGTAGCGAATTTAGATCGTCAAGGCACAGATCTATATATCAGCTCGAATGGCCAATCTTTAACATATTGGGACGTTAGTAATTATAGATTTGGTATTGGGACGGACACCCCAGAACAAAAACTACATGTAGTTGGCCATACAATAATAGTTGGTGGTGATCTACGTACTGATAGCGCAGGATTTTCTAATATTGGTAACGTATCTCACCCGTGGAATTATGTTAATGCAGAAAAACTTCTTGGCACTATTTCCACAGTTTCCCAACCAAACATAACATCATTAGGCACACTAACAGCATTAACAGTCAGTGGTGACAGTACCTTAGATAACACTATTATCGCTCCTAGCTCGTTTATAAGTTTTGGAAATAATATAGTTCACCACGTTGCTAGCCCACAAACAGACCAAGACGCCGCATCGAAAGGGTACGTTGATAACGCCATAGTAGCAGGGTCAACACTAATTGCTAATGTAATAACATTAGGAACATCGTCTGATGGCAATCTAATTAGTCCTGCGGCCTATACCGGATGGACAACAGCAACAAAAGTTACAGATGCCATCGACGATTTGAACGAAATGATGGAGAATGTTCGTAACAACACCTTTGTTAAATCAATATCATTTACAGGAACACCAACAGCAGGTGGAGAAGGAACAACAGTAACATTAACATTAAGTACCGATGGTAATCCTAATAGGTATGATATTGATTGGGGAGATGGTGAAACACCAACAACGGCAACCACAGACTCTACGCCAAGCCATACATACACTGACAACACAAATAGTCCATTTACCGTAGCAGTAACGGCGTATAATAACGGTGGTTCGGGGACTGGTAGCACTGCAAGTGCAAGTAGAACAGATTATATAATAATTTATACTGCCAATCCAGTTGCAGGATTAGAACTTTATAGAGCGGCATCCGGTGGGTCAGCGTTATCAGGATCAACCTTATATGTAACTGAAGGTGAAACGTTTTACGTAAAAAACACCACAACAAATACCTCAATGGCTGACGTTGAATATAACATTAACTTTGGTGATGGTACAGCGAATGCAAGTGTAGCAAGCGATTCTGCAACAGGCGGAGTATCGGGTGATAGATATGATTATTCATATGCATTTAATAAATCAACAGGAACTGGAACGTTACCTGTTCAATTGTATCTAACTAGCCACACCACAGCAAACCCAGCAGTAATCCCAACAAAGGCATCACTGAGTTTAAAAGTCTATGACGCTAATATTGCCGCTCCAAACGGATTAAGCACAAAAACAATAACGTTCGACACATCAATTGGAACAAGCCCACTACTAGCGGCAGACGCTACAGATAACACAAGTGGAACAACATTAAGCCCAGGCGACTCGGTTAGCAGAACAACAACGTCAGCATCACAAATACGTACGGTTACAACAACATCGTATGCATACAACGCTGACAGTGGGTACTTGTCAGCACTAATTAACGGTACAGATCAAGGTAACATAACATTAAGCTCTGGCAGTCAAGTTGGTACAACAGGAAATCTGCAGATAATAGCAGAAAGTGACTATAATTTATTAAATGCCGCTGGAAGTACCGTGTCATTTGCTAGTTCAATATACGCTCCTGGAACATTTACAGGATTTACAGCAAGAGCAACGTCAGCTACCAGCAAGATACCTACTGGTATCAACAGCTTTAGATTGACGCACAATGAAACAGGGCAAACAAATCTAGTAGAGTTTGTTAAAGATGATTTAACAAGTGCACCAACGATGTCAGACACTGGATTGTTGCTTGAAACTGCGGCTGGAACAAAACGGTATGTGTCTGGGATTCCTTATTATAATTTAGGATCACCAACATTAAGATTTTATGGGTTAGAAGTAACTAATTTTATTGGGCAAACGTATAGAAACACAACAACTCCACTCGAAGTGGTATCTAGTACTAATGCAGAAAGCACAACAGGATCTGCAGTAGCAACACAGTCATATACATACACTAATATTGATGGTACAACTACCATGCTTAGTGGAGGAATACCTAAAGCAGGAACCGGAGTAGGATCAGCATACTCTTTAGGCAATATAACAGTAGCAATAACATCAAGTTCTGTTAGAACAGTTGAACAAATAGGTGTGCTTGCTTATAACACCAACGGAACTGGGTCAACAGCAACTCACGCAACCAAAGTACAAGTACATACAGCCGCACAGAGCGGTATCAGTGAGATCGCTATCGCAGTAGCTGATGCATTAGGCGCTGGCTTTGATGATGATGGCGTACGTATCTTTGACTTTAGTGCCGAGACAACAAACACACCAACATACAACGGAGCAACAAACTTTTATACTAACAGCCTATACGCTGAATCGGCTGATCCGGGCGTTGAAGGTACCAAAGAAGCAACTATTAGATTGGGGGTATTAGCACACAATGTTGTAGATTACTCAGCAGGATACTTGCCAGTAGGACCAGATAGAAGTGGCGACACAGGAACACAATACTTTACATTTGCTTTCCGTAGAACAACAATGGCAAACTTTGATTTAAACATTACAAGCTCTTCTGGTGTAACAGGCGTATGGATAGCGGCTCCAGGAACAGGAATAGATGATGCCTCAACATTAAATGGTTGGTTAGACACAGCAACAACCTATGCTGGAGCAGGTGTTCCGGGTGCTAGCACAGGTGACGGTGGTAATGGGTCAAACGGTTGTGCATTTACATCGGGTGATAGGATAGCAACAAGTACATCACTTAGTGGCGGATACACAATGACACTAGGTTCTGAAAACGCAACAAACGCAACAGGCAATGTTGTACTAGTTCGTATTGCATTAGCAAGTGGTGAAAGCATCACTGCACTAAGCGTGGGGGTGGCTAGCTAATGGCAATTTCAGATACCCAGAAAGTTGATTACCTTTGGAAGAAACTAGGTTACGGTGCTACTAAAACTGACACCAACGACAACAAGAAAGCACCTAACGAAGCTATACCAAGCCCGCTGTTATTGCGTGGTGACAAGGTGTGGCAACAAGCGTCAAGCATACCAGGAACGCTACCCGGGTCCAACGCGGCTCCAGTAACAGTTCACACAACATCATTACCATTTGAATGCTCAGCAGACTTAACATCAACAGCAAACAGAACTTGGAAGGCTAGCCTGACAGATTGGATACCACCTGAATTAGGGTCAACATATCAAGCAAAAGTCTACATACACTATTCAAGTTTTGCTGGTAATGCCGCGGCGAACGGAGTGCAAGTATTTGCTACTGGGTCAGGCAACAATGACGAATGGTTCTTTGACTATCAGTCAGGAGTCCTACATTTTATTGGAACTAATTTACCAAATGGAGTTAACTTTGCGGGTAAATCAGTTTATATATCAGGCGGTAGATATACAGGAACATTTGGTGTAGGCAGTAGTTCCGGCTCAATTGCCAATATTGGTAACTTACAGGTCAATAATACCACAATATCGTCAGTAAACAGTGGCGCAAATATAATCATTGCATCAGATGGCGCGGGTGCAGTACAGTTTACAGGCAATGCCATTGGTCTGCCATTGGGTGGCACAGATGATAGACCGTCAACACTTAATGCAGGATATATAAGATTTAATACTGATACCGGAGGCTTAGAAGTATATGATGGGTCAGCATGGGATAGTGGAACTGCAACCATTACCTCACAGATACTCAACGGGAATGGTTCCGATACTGAATTTACGCTAAGTTCTGCGGCAGGGTCAGTAAATGATTTAATTATTAGTATTAACGGTACTATGCAACAACCAACTACAGCATATACTGTGTCCGGGACAACACTAACATTTGCAGAAGCACCTGCCGCCGGCGACGTTATTGAAGTCAGACATGTCTCTGGTGGTGTAGTTAGTATTGATAAATTACAGTTAGGAACAACTAGTATAGCAATACCAGTTGCCGACGGTTCGATAGAAGTTGCAGGTGCATTTGCAACCACAAATGCAAATACAACTGTGTCATCGTCTGGTGTAGCAACAACCATAGACAGCTTTAGCAAGCTAGTGTACAGAACAGTAAAATATACAATCCAAGCCACAGATGATACTAGATTTGCCGCGTATGAAGTATTAGTAACACATAATGGCACCGCCGCAGTGTCAAATCAAATAACAAGTATCACAACAGCTGAACAGGTAGGGAACGTTACTGCTACAATCAGTGGAAATAATGTTTTAATCCAATTTACCGCAGACTACGCGAACACCAACGTTCGATTAAGTAAAAACTACATCATAAAATAACATATAGTATCTTATAATACAGCCATCTTAGACGGACTATTTTACTCCATTCCGGCTAAATATTACTAATAATCAAATACCAAACAGTGGGGGATATGGAACCTAATTTTACTGTTTGAGCAACTGCCCGGAACACGGAATCTGGCTGTTCGTACAAATACATTAACGTAACATCTAATTTAGGAATTTAAAAATGGCAGTGACCAGAATTAAAAATAACCAGATACTGGATTCAGGTATCTGGGCAAACAGTAAAATTATACCAGGTTCCGTAACCGGTGCATTATTCAGTAGCAATATTGTAGTAACTAGTGATTTTGTTATCACTGGTAACTTATATGTTACTGGTGCAACCAGTTATGTAACACTAGCATCAACAAACACATACGTTAACGATCCGTTGCTCGTGTTAAACAATGCGTTTTCGGGTACTAACGGATATGATCTAGGTTTTGTTTTTGAACGTGGTAGTTTAGTCAACCAAGCGTTTTATTGGGACGAAAGCTCTGATGCATTCAAAATGATTGCAACAACAGAGACTGGTACTACATATGGTAGTATTGCTACAGAATCATCATACAGTGATTTATTACTTGGTAACGTAACAGCACAATATGATGTTGATGCAAAAAATGCTACTCTTACCAATGATTTAACTGTAGCAGGGTATACTAACCTAGCTGGTAACATAAGTTCTCCAGTGGTTAACGCAGGTGCACTTAACTCAACTGGCTTTATTAATACAACTGGTAACATAAGTGCCACAATTATTAACGGCGGAGCAATTAACTCAACTGGATTAATTAACACAACAGGTAACGTATCAGCTAGCCAAGCAAGCGTAGCAACAGTAAAAGCAAGTGGATTAACAACAGGAAGAGTTGTAACTACTAGTGCAGACGGCTTAATGATTGATAACGATGGTTTAAGATTTGCATCTAATACATTAACAGTAGGCGCAAAAATTACAGCAAATGCCGCAGGTTGGATTGGAACTACTTCAGGTGATTTAGTTCTTGCGGCAACAGATGACGTTGACTTTAACGGCTCATCAGCTATTAACCTTGCAGATCCAACATCAGCACAAGATGCAGTAACACTAACATACTTAGAATCAGCATTGTCATCAGATGTTACTCAAATTATAGCAGATGATAGTTTTGTAGCTGTTAATGATAGTGGTGCAAGTGGTAACATTGTAATTAATGTAGATGCAGACAGAGTTGGATTGATAACACAAGATACAACTCAAGTTTTAAATAATTTAAACGTTGCTAATGCAACAGTTTCAACAAGTGCGGCAACAGGTGCTATAGTTTCAGCGGGTGGTGTTGGTGTTACAGGTAATGTGGTTGCTAGTCTACAACTTAAATCGTTGGCTGACTGGCAAAGTCTTAACACAACAACAGGTGCTATAATTACAGCAGGTGGTGTTGGTATTGCTAAAAACTTGAACGTTGGTGGTGATGTAGTTGTTACTGGTGGATTAACAGTACAAGGTGACTATACAACACTTAACGTTGCTACATTAGACGTTGAAGATCTACAAATTACGGTAGCCAATGGTGCTGGCGATAGTGCTTCAGCAGATGGTGCTGGTATTAACGTTGCTTACGGAAACGTAGGTGCTAACATCACATACACACACGCAACAACAAGTTGGAATCTTAACCGTACTACGATAATTGAAGGGACTGACGCGGCAACAGCCGCTGACGAAGGTGCATTACAAGTACTTGGTGGTGCTGGTATCGGTGGTAGACTGTATGTAGGTAGTGGTATCCAAGGTACCGTGATTGGTAATGTAACGGCGGCCGCGGCATCATTTACTACTGTAAATGCAAGTGGCTTTGTGAACTTAGCAGGTAACCTTAGTGCCGCAGTATTAAATGGCGGAACAGTTAACGCAGATACATTAACTGCAACTGGTAATGTAATCGGCGGACTAGCATCGTTTGCGTCAATTAATGCAACTCCAATTGGTAATGCAACAGCAAGTAGTGGTTCATTTACTACATTGGCTGCAAGTGGCTTTGTAAACTTAGCAGGCAATCTTAGTGCTTCAGTGGTTAATGGTGGTGCTATTAACTCAACTGGTTTAATTAACACAACTGGTAATATCAGTGGTGCAGTAGTTAATGCAGGTGCATTAAATGCAACTGGTACTACAACACTGGCCGCAACTAACGTAAGTGGATTCCTTAACTCAAGTGCTAACATTAGTGCCGCAGTAATGAACACAGGTACATTTAATGCAAGTGGTGTTGCTACAGTTTCAAATGCAACAGAAGCAAGTGCTACTGACACTGGAGCAATTGTTACTCCGGGTGGTGTAGCAATGGCTAAATCAGTATTCATTGGTATTGGTGCAACTATTAACAGTACTAAAGTTGCAACATCAGTAACAGTTAAAGGTCAAGGTAATGATGCACTAATGGTAATAGACACTGCTAAGAATGCCGCAGTGTTTAGTTCAACCGGTAATACCTTAGTACAAGACGGCGCAGTAGTGAAATTTGACAGTACTGGTGCTATTGTTCTTCCAGTTGGATCAAACTCAAATCGTCCAGGTGCAACAGCAAACGTCGCTGTAGCTGGTATGTTACGGTACAGTACTACAGCATCTGGTATTGAATACTATAATGGCAGTGAATGGGTCCAACCAGGTACTGAATTTACTGTTGTAGCATCAGACCAGTTTAACGGTGACGGTACAACAGTAGCATTTACTTTAGACGTGGCATCAACAACAGCCGCAACTATAGTATCTATTAACGGTATCGTGCAAATACCAATTACGGCTTACGCAGTATCAGGTACTACAATGACATTTACAGAAGCTCCGGCAGCTGGTGATGTGATTGATGCACGTAGATTTGTAACCACAGCAACAGTTAATTCGCTAGCCAATGGTACTGGTACAGTACAGCTCAATGCAGGTGACAACAACTTTGCAAATATTGTAACTGGTAGTGCTGTAAGAATTTCAGTTAACGCCGCAGGTAGTGTTGTAATTGAGCAAGATCTTACTGTTAAAGGACAACTTACAGTATTAGGTGATTCAAGTGGTAACATTAACATTGGTAATGAAAGTGGCGACAAGGTACAGCTAACAGGTACTATTGTGTATGACGAAACACCAATTACTACACAAGCTGGTAACATGGTAATAATTGACAGTTTCCCTGACACAGCATATCACTCAGCTAAGTACTTCATCCAAATGAGAGATGGCGCTACATCAAGTGTACATAGTCAAGAAACAATGTTAGCACAAGAAGATGCTGTAGTAACACATAGTTCGTATGCTGTTATTGCTCCGGACGGTGAGATAGGTACATTTGTATCAAACATTGCAAGTAACGTTGTTAGATTGATTATGGTTCCAGTTGGTGCTGGCATAAACGCTAACATTAAAGTGCAAACAACTTATATTGTTTAATGTAAATTAGAAACTGAGGCCTAGTAATAGGTCTCAGTATTCGCTTAACAGAGAAAAAATAAATGCTTAAATTATATACAAAACAATATAGATCCAACTATGAAGGTGAAGATATTATCCAAGAACGTAGATTAGAACATGGAGAATGGACTTCAGTTGAAGAAACGGTTCCAAATAATGTTGTTAATAATCAAGTTTCAAATCGTGCTGTAGTATTTGGTAACGGTGAGAGTAGGAAGAAGTTTCCAGTTTCTCATACGCTTAACAAATTCAACGGATTGCTTGGAGCTGATACATTGCAAAGTTATGCGTGTAATGCTTTTTACAGAGATCATACTCCAGATTTCCTAGTAGTAACTACTATGGCAATGGCTCAAGAATGTGTTGACAGTGGATTTACTACTGCTAATATTGTGTACGCCCAGGCCCCACTTACCTTAGAATTTCCGGGAGCGTTTTACCTAACTCCGCATGATTTATATGCTGACGCTGGTGCAACAGCTACGTATCTTGCTTGTTTCGATGGACACAAGAAAATATACCTAGTAGGATGTGAAGGACAATTTGACTCAGGATACAACAGTAACATATATGCTGGTACTAACGGATATGATGCGATTGGTGTTGATCAAACTGGAAATAATTGGGAAGAAAGCTATAGCCAACTATTCGCAGTATATGATGATGTAGATTTTGCACTAGTAACACCGAATGGTAGATATCCTACACATGCATCTTGGAAAGGCTACGCTAATTTTAGACAAATTTCTCATAGAGATATGGTGTTAGAAGCAGATCTATAATTGTTAGACTAATAAAAGATAAAAGCCCTTAGTGGGCTTTTATTTTGACTAAAGTATCAACTCTAAGGTTTTAATCTTACTAACCACAGACTCAAAATTGATCGTGCGCCACACTCCAGGGTGTAACGGTTTGGGATGATCCTCTAATGCCACCCAACAATACCCACGATGTTCTTCGTTCAATATGGGAGTAAATTCATCTTCTACGGGTGCTATAAATGTGTGGTATGTAAAATTACCATTGTCGCTGGTAAATTTTTCTATAGGAATAATTTTTGCGTCTTCGATGGTACCGCCCAATTCTTCTTGAATCTCTCTGAGTAGACTTCCTAAGATGTTCTCGTTGATTTCAACCTTGCCACCAGGAACTCCCCAAGAGCCCGAATACTTGCTACTGTTGCGTAAGAGGAATAGATAACGTTTGGTAGATGTACAGTAGATGAAAGTTCCGACACCTTCTATAGTACGAGAGTCCACAGGCCGTTTTTGTACTCGCCTTCCCAGCTTTTTACCCACTGATCGAGATTCCATTTATATTGAGTTCCAGTATTTAGATTACTTACATATTGTACACTATCTGCCGCTGGGCTGTCAAATACTACTACCCAGTGTGTGCCATTGTACTGCACGATGTCGTTGGCATTGGCTACTAAATCCTGCCCGTCACTGCCGCGCCAAGCACTTGGCCCAGTTCCGGATGGATTGTCAAAACTACCAACACCATGCAATAATAGATATCTAGTGCCAGTGGCAGGGGCCGTAATGCTAGCATCTACTGTAACTTTGCGTGGGTCAATGATAGCGTCAATTGGGTCCAATGTGTTAGCCGGATATGTGTCAATGTCGGCATTAAATATTAGCAGGCTGTCATCAGTAGGATGAAAACTTACAGTACCAACTACTTCAGCAACACCATCTTGGGTTAATAATCGAACTTGGCTAATCCCATTTTCAAGAACACCATAAACGTTAATAAGATCTCGCCATACGTCTCTAGTACCAACCTTAACCGGAGTTTCGGTAACAGGATATTTTGGAACTAATTCCGTCCGTGGATCACGCGGGTCTTCAAACTCGCTGTATTTTAATAAGGTAAGGGTATTACCAATCAATAACACACCGTAATCCAATGGAGTAAAGTATTGTCTCGCTCCCATTAAATTAGTGCTATTGTATACATCTTCGCTAAGATTGCCATCACTGTCGTGTATGCTAGCAATAATCTTTTGTATAACCCCTAATTTTTTAATTTTTGCAGGAGGGCTAATCCAAACTGGTAGTTTGAATGTTAATGTAGCAACATCAACGGGATTTTCAGTACCAATTGGCACAGTACGACTTGTCCAATTTGGATTTTCAAGATAAACCACACTTAAACTAGTCCAATCAATGTAGTTGTCAGTTGATTGTATTTCTAATGCCGGATTAAACAACACTATCAATTGTTCTAACAGTTGTAGTTTTTGTTTAGTATTGCTGGTCCACACATCTAGTTTAAGTTCTAATGTGTATGGCACAGGCATCAATCTCTCAATTGAGAATGCATTGCCTTGCTTTGCCTCATATTCTTGTGTTTCTTCGTTGTAGTTTCTTTGCCGTATGTTCATCTTACCAACAAAGTTAGGTTCTTGCACCCGATCTCTGTCATAGGTCACATTATTGATGTACACAGTCATCGCCGGAACCGCCATCATAGCATTTTCACTCATATTATTAAGTATTGATGCTACTTGTCGACTACCATCTCCGTAGTAAACAGGAACTCTTTGTAATGTCTTGTTGCCATCTCTGTCTTTGCCAAACTCCACTTGGAATCCTGAAGTCATCCTAATAAACTGTGCTAGGAATCGCTCAATCTGAGCATCATAAAAAAACTGCTGAAGTGCCGCCATAATTAATTGTCCGCTGTGGGGCTAAGAGCGTCACTGAGCCCTTGCCGCTGATATGTTACGTTAGCATAGATTGTGTATTCTAATACATCCTCGGTATTCAATGCAGTAGATACAGTAAATGATATGTTACCACTGGTATTGCTAATGGTATTAGTTATAATAGTGCTGTTAAGTTTTGTTTTAACACCGTATGTACTTACATACAGGGTCTTAGTAACTACTTGTTTAGAACTAAGAGTAAATGACAATGTCTGTGCATTTGCCGCAGGAGTATATGCTCCTGTTGGAATACGTATGGCATCCCAGGCTAATGCATTAGCATAGTTAGCATCGGTATTATTAACAAATCCACTACGCTGTGTTTGGTTGCTAGCACCCGGAGTAAGATTTGTCCTAACGCCGTCTTCCATTTTAACCCAACGACGGCTATCATAGCGGAATAATCTATTTGGCACATAATCTAATCTAAGGAAGAACTCACCTATTACTGGACTTGTAGGGAATGATATGCCAGCTGACACACTAGCCCCATTTGGCGGTAATGCATCACTAGTCAGATATCCTTCTACTTTAGCACTTGGTGATAATGTGCTAGAACTTGAATAGGTATTGCTAGAAACATTGGCATTCGAGCTTGTAAGTACTCCGTCTGGGTCGCCTGGAAGTCCTGATGCTGTTACTGGCGCAGTGTATAGATTAGTAGTGTCATATCCACTCTTAGGAACATCAGCTTCTGCACGTTCAACAATAGCATCATTGATGTCAAGATATTTGTCATATGTACTTAACACGTCAGATATGCTACTATCAGTCCCGTCACCAGCCGCAATATTGTCAATGATATCTTTGTATTCTTGGCTGTCTACCAATGGTTGTAGTTTAACGCGCCATAGGTGTGGATACCAACTTGGTGAAAACCCTTCTGCGGCACGTGTAGCGTCATTAACTACATAATATCTTTTAAGTGCAACAGGCAATGTATCGTCTAACGGATACAGATCCTTAAGGTTTGGAAGTTCTAAGACATCACCTACTATCAATTTTCTACCAATAGTCTGTACCATATCGCTTAAATGGAACACGGCAAACATAGTGTCACCTGTTAGGAAAAGGCCAAACTGTGTCAGATCAAAATCATTATCATTGATGCGGTAAATGGTACGCATGGTATAGATACTGGTATCATACTTGCGATCGCGATTTTCTAGGAACAATAGATCTTGTATGCTAGTAAGGCTTGTTCCACCAGGCTCAGTATTACTAACAAATCCTTGATCAAGAGGCCCGAGATATTTGTGAACGTTGACATCAACGCCGCCCACAGTGAACATCTCTGAAATTCTCTTATCAAAAAACTTGTAGTCGTTACCTTTAGTAGGCTTATATAAACTTAAACGCGGCATTGTAAAATCCTAATTATCTAGTATTTATCGTCATTGACATTCTGCCCAAATGAATGTATAATTAGTATTATGAAGATAGAATCAAGTGTTGATTGGCAAGAAGTCCGTACTAGTTTAATTAAGCTAGCAGAAGGTACTGGTATTCATCAGAATCAAATGAAAAAGATTGTGGGAAATTTTGATTCAATGATTACTGAACTAAGTATTGAAGAAGTAGAATGCCGTAGAAAACAGAAACAAACAAAAAAACATCTAGAGATGATAACTAAGATTAACGAAGAAATAACAAATTATGAACAAATGATTACATTTGGCACTTTATTAAATGGTTGACAGACGGGAACTTTACTAATATAATAATTGAAACAACAAGGAATAATCTAAATGGCGATACAGATCGACGGTGCAAAAAGAAAAGCGAAGGCAACCAAGGCAATGAGCATGGCCACTGCTAAAGAACCTAAATGGGACAATGCAACAGCAATGTTAGGTGCCGCATATTCTAAGCACTTACACGATGCTATGTATTACTACAGCATAGAGGCTAAAACGGCTCAATACAAAAAATGGGTAATTAATTGGGTAAATGCCAGCGAGCAATGGTCTAAACATAGCAAAAGCATAGCTAAAAATTCAGACAGTCAATTTGGTAGCACTCTAGGTGGGGTGTGTCGTATGCTAATGTTAGGTATGCCTGATGTTCACCAACAATACAATGACTATTGGGAAAGCCTTGGTGGTACTACAGGAAAAGTTAAACCAGTTACAAATTATATAAACAAAGAATTAGATAGACTGTTAACCCAGGCAACTGGTATTGTTGACACAGTTGTCAGTGATAGCAAGCCCAAAGTAAACGTTCCTACAATACAAAATCGTATGAACGAGATCGCTGACAAGCACATCTTGCATTTTGAACTGTTTGAAGATCAATTAATGAATGGTGAAACTGTGTCTGATCCTAAAGCATTTGAATATCTTAAAACAGAAAACTGTCCACAAGCCTTAATTAAAAAGATTAGTGCATTTTTTGAAGTACACAGGCAAGAACTAATAGAAGCTAAAGCAGGACAAAATGAGCAACTAAAAGAAGGTTATAGTCACTATAAAGCGGCAGATTACAAGCGGTTTGAGGCGTTTTATGCTAAATTGTTTGCTGATCTAGAAGCTTATGCACAAGTCAAGAAAGCAACAAAACAGGCAAGAGTACGCAAAGCACCAGCAAAAGAAAAAGTTGTTGCTAAACTAAAATATCTCAAAGAAGATAGCAAAAGTAAATTGGTATCAGTAAATCCTGTAGACATATTAACTGCAGAAACACTGTGGATTTATAATACTAAAACTCGTAAGCTAGGAAAATATGTAGCTGATGCACATGCTAGCACACTAGGTGTTAAAGGTACTAGTATTGTGGGATTTGATCAATCCCACAGTGTACAAAAAACTCTACGTAAGCCCGAACAACAGTTAAAAGACTTTAAAGGTGCAGGAAAAATACAATTACGTAAGTTTATAGAATCAATCAAGACAACCGATACTAAACTCAACGGACGTATCAACGCAGATACTATACTCCTTAAAGTAATCTAAATTTATCCTGTTGTTCAGCATAAATACAGAATAACAGGATAAAACTAATGCCCAACGAATTACCAGAATTTATATCAAACACCTCAGGTAACCTGACTTCTACCCTGACAGTCGAACCAAAGAATCTGTATTCTAATGTTACAGGTAGTGGGGCCGGACACATAGCGTTTGACGCTAATCTACAGGCACAGTTAGATTCTGTAGCATCCGTTAGAGCTGACATCATTGACTACATACGTTTAAGATTAGGCTATGGAATGATTGATGTTGAAGCTGATCAAGAACATTTTGAGATGGGTATCAAACAGGCATTCAACAGATACAGGCAACGCAGTTCTAATGCCGTTGAAGAGAGCTACGTGTTCTTAGATGTTTACCCAGAGACACAAGAATACATACTACCTAACTACATTATTGATGTCAAACAGATATTCCGTCGTGGAATTGGATCAGTAACAGGAACAACAGCTAGCCAATTTGAACCATTCGCATCAGGATACCTAAACACTTATATGTTGGTAGCTGGACGTATTGGCGGCCTAGCTCAATATGAACTATTCACTGGATATCAAGAGTTAGCTATGAAGATGTTTGGCGGGTTTATGAATTTTACATGGAATAAGGTTACTAAAAAATTAACCATAGTGCGAAAAATTCCATGGGGTGGCATACAAGGTCCAGACATAGTAAAAGAAAGTGTATTGCTATGGACATACAACTACAAACCAGATCAAATATTACTAAATGATCCTCAAGCATTTCCGTGGATACAAGACTATGCCTATGCTCTTACATCAATCAGTATTGGACAGGCACGTGAGAAATTTGCTACAATTGCAGGCCCACAAGGCGGTACTACATTAAACGGTACAGCACTTAAACAAGAAGGCCTTGCACTACTAGATAAGCTCGACGAAGAGATCAAACTATACATAGACGGTGGGCAACCAATGTGGTGGATACAAGGTTAAAATTTAGTTGACCTTGTAGTCTATATTAGTTATAATAGTAGTTCAATCAAGGAGTTTGTATGGCATCAATAATTGGTATCTGCGGTTTTATGGGTAGTGGTAAAGACACCATTGCTGATTATCTAGTTAATATACACGGTTACAAACGCGAATCATTTGCAAATTCACTTAAAGATTCAGTAGCAGTCACATTCAATTGGGACAGAGAAATGCTGGAAGGAAGATCAAAGAAAAGCCGTGAATGGCGTGAAACTGTAGACCAATGGTGGGCGACACGACTTAATATGCCTGACCTAACTCCAAGGTGGGTGCTACAGTACTGGGGCACTGAAGTAGTTAGAAATAGCTTTCATGATGATATGTGGATTGCCAGTTTAGAACACAAATTAGCAACTTCCAAAGACGATATAGTAATCACAGACTGTCGCTTTCCTAACGAACTTGAAGCAATAAGAGAACTAGGTGGCCAAGTAATCAGAGTTAAACGCGGCTCTGAGCCAGACTGGTATGATTCTGCAATACAATATAACAAAGGTCCTAAACAAAACTTCAGTTGGGCATTAAGTAGACAGAGATTAGAAGATCAAGAGGTGCATGCTAGTGAGTACAGTTGGGTAGGTAAAAAGTTTGGGGCAACCATGCTCAATGATCACACACTTGATGATCTATATGATCAAGTTGAGGAGTTTCTTTCTGTTAATAGTCCGGAGTTAGATCGCCTTGAGTCCAACCAAGTCCTTCTTTAGCAATTTCATATTGGCAGTTAGCACAGATAGTTTTTAAATTTAGATGATGATTGTTATTTAGATTACCGTCTATATAATAGACAAATAACTGTTCTTTGTACCTTGCCTTAAAGCCACACTTTTCACATACGGGTTTTTTCTTGTACCCTGCTTTGATCCAACTGGGTTTAGGCATTGGCTTGTTAATTTTCTTCCTAATGCAACTGTCACAGCGAGACCTATAGTAGGTCTTCCCCCCACGTTTATAGTTAATTGCGCTGGGTTTTTTCCCGCAGGCCACACATAAAGATCGCTGTTGCATACAGTTATTTAGCGAACCTTTAAAAGGGCAGACTAACACCACCAAAAAAACAAAATAATCATAAATAGTTTAAAGTAACCTATATAGAGGAAAAATACCATGGCACTTATTTCACCCGGAGTACAAGTAACCGTAACTGATGAAAGTCAGTATACTCCAACAGCGGCAGGTTCAATCGCTTACTTACTTGTTGCTACGAAACAAGATAAACTTACTCCAGCAGGAACAGTTGCACCTTACACAACAGCGGCAAACGCTGGTAAAGTGTTTAATATTACTAGTCAAAGAGATCTAGTAACAAAATTTGGTTCAATTGCTTTTGAAGTGGATTCAGCTGATAATCCTCTACATGGTGATGAACGTAACGAATACGGTATGTTGGCAGCCTACAGCGCACTTGGTGTATCTAATCAAATGTACATACAACGTGCCAACGTTGACTTAGCACAATTAGAAGGCACAAGCATTCGTCCAACTGGTGAACCAGCTGATGCGACATATTGGTTAGATATAAGCACTAGTGGTACTGAATGGGGTATCTATAGATTTGGTTCAGACGGAAACGCTTTTGTTAAATCAACTCCAAGAATTATATCAAACACTGCACAAGTAATTGGTACAGTTCCAATTAGCTCAGTAGGGTCCATTGGTGAATATGCTGTAGTTACTACAAGTTCTTCAAATCCAGTATACTACAAAGGTTACGACAATACTTGGGCATTAGTTGGTAGTGATGATTGGAAAGACAGAGTTCCGACTATAACAGGTAGCATTGCTAACCCAGCTAACTTGGCCATTGGTCAAACAATGAGGATTAACGCTTCAAATATTACATTAACAGGTAGTACAGTCACAGTTGCAGCCAGTGATATTAATACAGCATCTATTACAGGTGTTAGTGCTAGAGCAAATGCGTCAGGACAACTTGAACTTTTTGCTGATAGCCTAGCTACAAGTGATGGAGCAACAGCAGACGGCCAATTAAGAATTGAAATTGGTGGAACAAACGGTATTCCTGGAACAGATTGTTCCATTAGATTAGGTCTATGGACAGCATATGATTCCGGTAATCTTAAAACAGTGCTTGGACCAACAGTAGCGTTTGATACATATCGAAATGTTCCGGCATGGAGAGTAACAGACACAAACCCACGCCCAGCTGGATCAGTCTGGTTTAAAACATCAGCGACAGGTACTGGTGCTAATTGGGGTATTAAACAATACAGCACGACTACAGAAACTTGGAGCTTACTAACTGCTCCGTTATATGCAGACGACAATGCCGCCATATATGGACTAAGTCCAGTAGCAGGCGGTGGTGACTTAGTCGCAGGGTCTGTTTATGTAAAATATGATACATTAGGCACAACAACCGGTACATTTAAACTATATCGCAAATTTGTAGCTGGCATATTAAAAATTACAGGTACAGCGGCTGGCGGAAGTGAGACATACACCATTGGTAATTCGTTTACTATGGAAGTATCAGTACCAGGATCAGCATCAACACAATCAGCAACAGTAACATTAACTGGAACCACAGCAACTTCAATGGTAGCAGACATACTTTCTGCAAACTTGCCAAATATTGTTGCCGCAATTGAAAGCAGTGGTGCTATTAGTATTAGTCATCTAGCTGGTGGTACTATTAAACTTACGTATGTTACCGGTACTCCAATAACAACAGCAGGTCTACTTTCTGACAATAATATACAAATTATATCAGGAGGAAGTGTATACCTTGCTAGTCCGTTTAGAGCACTAACATATACATACTCTACAACTGCTCCTTACAGCAATCCGGGTGATGGAACATATTGGTATTACAATTCAGCATTAGCTGTTGACATCATGATCCAGAGTGGCTCAGGTTGGAAAGGCTATCAGAACATAACCAATGACTCACGTGGATATGACTTGACACTTACAGATCCAAACGGTCCTATACTAAGTGCAACACAACCCACATACCAAGCAGACGGAACTAGTCCAGTGGTAGCGGGTGATTTATGGGTTTCTACAGGTGATTTAGAAAACTATCCTAAAATTTATAGATACAATGGATCAATATGGGAACTGATAGACAATACTGATCAAGTAACTACGGACGGTATCCTATTTGCGGATGCACGTTGGGACACAGACGGAAATAAAAATCCAGTCACTGATGATCTAGTAGCTATCTCTACATTAGGAACTAGTGATTACATTGACGATGACTGTCCTGACTATAGATTATATGCTCGCGGAACACTACTATGGAACACACGTAGAAGTGGATACAATGTTAAACGATTTGAAAGCACATGGTTCTCTAATCCAGCTAGTTTCTCTGGTGCAGTAGTTCCAACAATCAAAGCATCTTGGGTAAGCTCAAGCGGCAATGATGCAGATGGCGTTCCGTATTTTGGACACAAAGCACAGCGTAATATTGTTGTTGAAGCTATGAAGTCAGCAATCGCATCAAGCACAGCGTTACGTGAAGAAAATACACAGTTTAATATCATTGCTTGCCCTGGATATCCAGAACTAATGCAAAACATGATTACATTGAACAATGATCGTAAGCAGACAGCATTTATCATTGGTGATTCACCATTGACATTGAATGTAAGTAACATACAGGCATGGATACAGAATACTAACCTAGCACAAGACAACGGTGAAGATGGCTTGGTAAGTTCGAGTGAATACCTAGGTGTTTACTATCCATCTGGTTTTGCAACAGACTTAGCAGGCGAAAGTGTTGTTGTTCCTCCAAGTCATATGATGTTGCGTACAATGATACGTTCAGACAATGTTAGCTATCCTTGGTTTGCACCAGCTGGTGTACGCCGTGGCTTAATTGACAATGCTACAAGTATCGGTTATATTGATGTTGCAGATGCTAACACATTCAAGTCGATTGGTGTAACTGTTGGCGTTCGTGATGTGTTGTATGCTGACAGAGTTAACCCATTAACAGTACTTCCAGGTGTCGGATTAGTGGCATATGGTCAGAAAACTAGAGCCGCTACAACATCAGCATTGGATAGGATTAATGTATCAAGACTAACTGCTTATCTAAGATTGGTCTTAGACAAAGTTGCTCGTCCGTTCATATTTGAACCAAATGATACAATTACACGTAACCAAGTTAAATCAGCATTTGAAAGTGTATTAAACGATCTAGTTGCTAAACGTGGTTTATACGATTACCTAGTAGTATGTGATACTTCAAACAACACACCAGATCGTATTGATCGAAATGAATTGTATGTTGACATCGCTATTAAACCAGTTAAAGCAATTGAGTTTGTTTACATCCCAGTAAGGATTGTTAACACTGGTGCTAGCTTAACAACAACTTAATATGCGTAGTTAATAGGAGAGGAAACTCTCCTATTCCTCAACGCAAAAACAGGTAAATACTATAAAGCATTAAAAGAAGCATTAAAAGGACAATAAAATGGCAACAGCATCATTAAGTAAATTTACAGTACCGTTAAGTACTAACCAAAGTGCAACAAGTCAAGGCTTGTTGATGCCTAAACTAAAGTTCCGCTTTCGCGTAACTTTTGAGAATTTTGGGGTTAGTCAACCGTCAACTGAATTAACAAAACAAGTTATTGACTTTACTCGACCAAAACTAAGTTTTGAAGAAATGATTATTCCAATTTACAACAGTAAAGTTTATCTAGCTGGTAAACCAACTTGGGAAACTGTGGTTTGTACCTTGCGTGATGACGCAGGTGGCGAAGTTACTAAACGTGTTGGTGAACAACTACAGAAACAATTTGACTTTATGGAACAAGCATCAGCAAGTTCTGGAATTGATTACAAATTCCTTACACGATTTGAAGTGCTTGATGGTGGTAATGGCGTGCATGAAGCAACAGTTCTTGAAACTTGGGAACTATATGGTTGCTATCTATCAAATACTGATTACGCAGATGCTAACTATGCAACTAATGAACCAATGACAGTTGCAGTGACTATACGTTATGATAATGCTATCCAAACACCACTTGAAACAGGTATTGGTACATTAGTAGGTAGAACATTAGGTACTACAATTACTGGTTAATACAGACGAAAAATAAAATAAACTAGCCCAGCTTAAAAACCTGGGCTTTTTTTTCGGATAAATACTGTATAATTGGAGTACAACGATGGCAGGGTTCTTTAATCAGTTCTTAAAACAAGTAGGCACAGGCGATGAAATACATGACTGGCAACATGCCTCACGTACTTTCATTGATAGCTTATATAGACTAAGTCCTAAGATTGGTACAGTATACCATGTCTTTATGGACCTAAATCCAATGGTAGCACAGATAGATCAAAACAGTCAAATTGAAATAGGTATGATGGCCAAGAGTGTAGCATTACCTAAATTTTCAATATCAACAAAAACTTATAATGCGTACAATCGTAAAAACATAGCACAAGAAAAGATTAACTATGATCCGTTGAATATTACATTCCATGATGATTCAGCTGATGTGGTGCGTGACTTTTGGTATGGATATTATTCCTACTACTATAGAGACGCTGACCACCAAGAACCTATATATAATCAAGATCACAAATATAAGAAAAGACAAGAACAAGGGTGGGGTTTTACACCACTAGGTGGCCAAGGACAACAAAACTATATTAATGCTATACGTATCTATAGTTTACATCAAAAGAACTTTAGCTCATACACTTTAATTAGACCAACGATACAATCTTTCCAACACGGGCAACATACATCAGGTGAGTATGCTCCAATGGAACATAATATGACAGTGGCGTACGAAGCAGTACAGTATGCAACTGGCCCAGTAAGTGAAGGGACAGTATTAGGATTTAATACTATACATTATGATCATAGTCCTAGCCCACTAACTTCGCTTGGTGGTGGAACAACTAGTATATTAGGCCCAGGCGGATTAGTTGAAGGTGCTGGAGACTTCATCACTAATTTACAAGACGGCAACTTTGTCGGTGCCGCATTAGGTGGATTCCGCACAGCTCAAAATTTTAAAAATACCAATCTTAAAACAGTAGCTGGTGCTGAATTAGCACAGTTAGGTAAAAATATATTGTCCGGCCAAAACCCATTGAGTTCGGTCTTTGTTCCAACTTCAGGATCAATTAATAGGGGAATTGCTACAGCAATCGGTGCGCTACCCGGCGGTAATAATTCCGGAACAAACATAAATTCTCAGAACGCAAACATTCCGTCAAGCAACCAAGGAAGTATTTTTATCTAGGATAACTTATGGCTAACACCGGAAATCTTCCACCAAAAACTAATATAAATTCTACTACGGAATTCTTTAACAATTATTTCAATGATAGGTTTACTACCAGCCCAAATATCAATGATGCTGTTGTTGGATATTTCCAATCGGTGACTGGTAATAAAGCGTCTGGAATAACATTAGCATCTACGGTAATATATACAGCATTAAGTCAAGGATTAGACCCAATGAGTCTAATAGACGAGTTTAAAAAGTTACCAGCGGGTCGACGAACAACAGTAAACACCCCAATTGATGCAAGCACAGTAAATACTTTGTATACAACCTACGATGACATAGTAGCAAACATACAATTGTATTCATCAGGACAACTATTTTACATATTATCGTTGAACATATTTTATCAGGCATATAGAGATCTTGATCAGGAGTTAGCAGTAAGAACTGCTTCAGGATATTCTGTGGAAAGAGTGGCGTTAGGACAGGGGCAGTATGCCTATAACTATTTCTACGTGTCTTACACTGAAGAATCAGATGAGCTCACACCGTATCTAACTATGTTACTGAATCAAAATAGGGTTAACACCAGCCTATTAGGTATTAGCAACACTCCACCAGTGGACAAGTACGTCCAACGCAGTATTCTAGCATAGTATATTATGGCTAAGTATGCGTCAGGAAAATACACAATAAAGAATCCAGAGAAGTACATGGGGAAACGCACTCCTACTTATAGAAGTAGTTGGGAGTTTACTTTTATGAGCTTCTGTGATAACAATCCTGCTGTAATAAATTGGTCCAGCGAAGGTATAAGGATACCCTACTTCAATCCAGTCAGTGGAAAAAATACAGTATACGTGCCAGACTTTTTAGTGATTTATGTAGATGCAAATCAACGCAAGCATTCTGAATTAATAGAAATAAAACCAAGCACCGAAACAACCATGGAAGCCGCTAAGTCATATAGAGACAAATTAAGTGTTGCTATGAACATGGCCAAGTGGGCCGCGGCCGACAGTTGGGCTAAAGCCAACGGAATACGATTTAGAGTTGTTACCGAATACGACATATTCAAAAATCAGAAGCGGTAAATACGTTTACTATGACACAAAAACTTGAAGAATTATTTAACATATCTCCAGCAGAGGAAAATACGGAAAACAATGACACCGATAGCACTGCTGAGACTCCCCCATCAATAGAATCTCAACGTGCTGTAATTAAAGACATGGACGATGCCATTGACAAGATTGATGCCGCCCTGCCATTTGTTAATGATTTAGACATCAGTGACAAAGAGTTAGATGATCTAAGCGATCTTGCTAAAGAAAAATTCCAAGACTTAATTGATCTAGGAATGAACGTTGAAGCACGCTTTTCAGGACACATATTAGCCACAGCAGGAACGTTGCTAGGGCATGCTATTACAGCTAAACAAGCCAAGTTAGATAAGAAGCTCCGTATGATAGATTTACAGCTTAAAAAGGCCCGTTTAGACCAACAAAACACCAAAAATGACGGCGAAAAGTTAATAGATGCCGCCGATGGTCATGCTATTATACTAGACCGCAACGAACTGTTAAAACAGATCTTAGGTGAAAAACCCAAAGATTAATTTGTCCTAACAAGATAAATAACAAATATAGGAAACAAATTTATGAAAACATTTTTAAAATATCTAGCTGAAAATCAACATACGTACGAGTTTCGTATCAAGATAGCAAACGACGATCCGACAGATAAAATGGATAAGTTAGAGAACGCACTGAACACATACGGCTTAGAAAGCCTTAGCAAACCAAAACGTCTACCATTAAAAGAGGGAGATATTGATTTTCCTAATCATGGTACTGTGGAACTATATCTAATGGATGCTGTTCTAACATATCCGTGTAATGACGAACAAGTTCGATCAGTGGTAGCTGAACGTGCTAATATTGCCAAAGCAAACATTAAAGTTGTTCCAAAAAACCATCCAGAAGAGATTTGGCGCTGGAACGAAAGTGGTGAAAGTGAACTACACGAATATAAGAAAGGTGAATCAGTGCTAGACAAGCCTTATGCAGACAATCCAGATGCAACTAAAGCTGGAAAAGAGTACGCTAATGCAGATAGCATCCTTAAAGAATTAAATCAACCAAAGATTGAGATAGCAGGTAGTGATGATATTCCAGAAGGCAACGACGGAAAAACAACTAACGAGTTACCACAAGGCAATGATAGCCCTGTAGGTAGCAAGCAAAATAAAATACCAAAAGCATAAGGGCAAGTTATGAGTAATAACATATATGACATATTAGGAAAACTTGACAGGGTAACACCTAGTCCAGAACCTGTGTCTGAAACAATATATGAAAGTGTAGACCCTCAAGGTGACATTGATGCATCAGTTACCGTCCTGACAGAAAAATATCAATCTTTTAAAGAAGCAACAAGAAAAAAAGCTAAAAATCCAGTGAGAGACACACCCGATGATATAGATTTATCCAGAGGTGAGCCTGATGTTGTTAAGTTAGTAAATAAAGCAAGGCTTGAAAGACCTGCCGCACAGAGTGATGCAGAAGCATTAGCTTATCAGATGGTTAAAACAAATAAAGAGCTTGAAAAAACAACAGCAGAGTTAGAAAAAACAACGGCCGTTAATGACAAGCAAGAAAAAGAAATAGATGCATTGTCTGCTAAAATCACAACCAAAGCGGCCAATGACGAGCCGGAACCTAAAACTCCAGCACCAGCGGCACAATCTCCAGAACCCAAAGCATCATCAATCAATGTAGTACAGATGCCTGGCACAGCACCAGCAGAAGTTCCTGCACAAGCACAAGCTCCAGCACAAGCTCCTGCACAAGCACAAGCTCCTGCACAAGCACAAGGAAGAACTAAGGCAAAGACATATAAAAAAGTTACTGGCAAGAAAGCAACCATTGGTACTCCTGTGGCTACTACAAACATTGATGGCACAGAACCAGTAGATCAAATGGCACAAGCAAGACAAGCAAGAGCTAAAAAACAACAAGCCGCAAATGATGCCAATTACGATCCTACTACGCAGGCTCCAATAGATATAGCAGTTGGGCAAAATGAAAGTAAGAATTTATTTAACATGTTAAGAGAATATAAAGAGGGTGACCCTATGTTGGGCATCTATAATTATAATGATATGTTAGCAAAATTTAAGTCCGGACAAGCTCGACTCAATTTACAGTTTGCACAAAACAAAAATATTACTTTATATGACTATCAGATGTATGGGCTATTAGCGGAATTAGGTAGCGACCAAAATCAAGAACGTAAAGTGCAACGCATTGAAGAGGTAATGTCTAACCTAGATAATGTAATTGAACTATTAGGTTCCCCAAAAGTAAAAAAATATATTGCAATGTTTCCAAACTTTGTTAAGAAAAGCCCAATATTTAAACAACGTACACGTGACATTGAAAAAAACAAGTTTCAACTAGAACCAACAACCAAAGCCGATCCGGGTGAAATGCCTCGACAATCAGAAGAACATTTAGGAAATGATATTATGCAAGAAAATACCAAAAGTAACAGCATCTTAGAAGGTGTCCGCCAAGTTGAAGAAGGTAAGGAACTTAAAAATAAGACTGAATTTGACGATGTTGCTAAAACCGGTGATTACTATATCACATCAAAAGGACATAAAGTCACAAAGACCAAACAAGGTATTAAGCATGATAGAAATTACCAAGACGATAAAGAAAAAGATGAAGTTGACGAAAGTATTGAGTTTGGTGATACCATTGAAAATTCTAAAGCAGAATTAAATAATGCTGAAAAATTAGTAGTAAAAGAATCCAATGAATTACGTAATCATCCTATCTACACCAACGAAGAAGCATGGGATCACTACCAAAAAGAATTATCAGAACAAGAAAATGAAGTAGTTGTTGACATCAATGATGAGTTAACTGAGATCGCCAAACTAGCGGGACTAGCAGAAAAAGTTACAGTTGGTGGCAATGAAGTTAAAGGACTTTGGAACGATTGGACAGGAAAAGATGAAACAGGAACATGTGAATCGTGTGGTTGCGAAACATGTGAGTGTGATGTAAACGAAGGATTTGACCCAGAATCACTTAGCGGTGAAATGGATTGGGAATTTACAGGTGATGACGGTGAACCAGGCTATGGTAGTATTAGCTATCAAGCAAACGTAGTAGACGGTCAACCAGTCATTGATCCACTATCACTTCGAGCACACTGTAAGGGTGATGGCAACAACAAACTAACTGACGAATGGTGTGCTGAAATGGTTGCACCAGGCGGCAGTGAACATGATGCCGCAATGGAAGCCGCACACGAAGATGCCACTGAAGCTTGGCAAGAACGTGATGTTGATGTACCAATGGACGAAGAAACACATTTAGAAGAAGGCCCTACACGTAAAGATTTCCAAATGGTAGCTGACTTACTTAAAAACATCGAAGATGAAACTAAGAAAGTAGAACTTGCTAACCATCACGCAGACATGTTTGCTAAACAAAATCCACGCTTTGATAGAGCAAGATTTTTATCAGCAGTTGGACTAAATGAAGAACAAGTTGCAGAAGCTTGCGGCAAAGACCATAAAAAAATGGCTCAGGAAGATACTGTAGAAGAAGGCAACGAGTTTACTAAAGCAAGACTAGATGCTATTAAAGCAGGTAAAGATTCATTTACTGTTGATGGTAAAACATACTCAGTGTCTGGTGACACAGCACAGGAGAAAAATATGAACGAAGATATCAATGTCAGCATTACTGCTAATGGAGAACAAGATGCACTTAATTTACTTCGTAAACTATCTGGCATGCCAGAAGTTACTGGTGTTGCTATACCAGTAGGTGAAGAGGACGATTTAAGCCCAGTAGGCAGTACAGAAACTTGTGACATTTGTGGGTGTGAACCATGCGGGTGTGAACAAGTAGAAGAAGAACGCGATATTGAATACACTAACACTCCACATGAAGAAACAGCGCCAGTAAGTGCTGTAACATCAGCCGCTGGCGGTGGACTTGGTGGACCTAAAAAACAATATCCGTTAGCCGCTAATCGTGGTGCTAACCCTATAGAAGAAGATCTATGGTCAGCATACGAAAGCATGGTTGACGAAGTTAAAAAAGTCTAAGATGAAAATTAAGGAAGTTATTGTTGAAGACAATAAACGAGCCGATTTTTCAAATTTAGAAGCAGACCAACAAGCTAGTATCAGAAGTGCTATTAGCCTGCCTGGCATTAGTATAAATCATCCCAATGGCAGTCCATACACAGCTTACCGCTTTGGATTAGCTATGGCCGGAGCTCCAGACTTCCCTACAAAAGCCGCAGGCGCAATTGCAGGTGACCCTTTGTTATCATGTTACACTGATCAAGAATTAGAGATCATTAACAGTGCCGCCAAGATGGTAGGTGCTGGCAAGGTTAAAAGATTATCATCTAATCGCAGTGAAGAACTAAGTAATACTAACAAGCAGAGCCCAATGCCTGCTAAGAGGAAAAATAAATATGGCGTCTAAACAATATGTAGTTCGCACACAAGACTACACCAACGAAGGAATTGATGATGCAGTCCTAGACGACGCTGATCCGATACACGAGATCAAACGCCTTGCTGGGTTAGGCAATAACAATATAGGAACGTTACAGGAATACACAGGACCTGATAGTGTTAGCACAGAAGGTAGCAATCCTAGCATCACCGCCAACGAAAAAATAAAATATCAACAAGAAAACGACATCAAACCTGGCACTCCTGAATGGTTTAGACTTTGGTTTTCCTTGCCAAAATTTATGGGCGGAGAGACTCCTTGGTAAGTTAAACTTATTAAAACCTTTGCTAACAGATAAATAACTATGTGTTAGAAAACAAATATACTTCCTATTATAATAGTATCATCAACAAAGCTAAAAATCGTCTGACGGATGGGTATTATGAAACTCATCATATTGTTCCTAAATCATTAGGCGGTAGTAATCTTAAAGAAAATCTTGTCAATTTAACAGCCAGAGAGCATTTTATTTGTCATCTTCTCCTTACAAAAATGTACGAAGGTAATGCTAAAAAGAAAATGGTATATGCCGCCTGGGCTATGGCAACTTTAGAAAACAATAATCAACAAAGATATAAAATAACATCAAAAATATATGAATCTTTGCGTATCAAATATGCTACTTTAAGATCAAAATCACTCAAAGGTAAACCTGGCAGAAAGCACTCAAAAGAAACTAAAATTAAATTATCTTTAGCTCATATGGGTAAGAAAAGAAAACCAATGAGTGAAGAATCTAAAAGAAAACTATCTGAATCTATGAAAGGTAAAAATATAGGAAAAAAACGCACAGAAGAACAACGTATAAAACAATCTTTAAGACAACTTGGAAGGAAAGGTAATCCTCATTCTAAAGAAACAAAAGAGAAATTAAGATTGGCTAATTTAGGAAAAAAGAAAGGGCCTGATAGTGTAGAAACGAAATTAAAAAAATCAACAGCATTAAAAGGTAGAATTAAATCACCTGAACATATTGCAAAACAAAGACAATCACTACTCAGATACTACTCAAATAAGAAACAGATGGTTAAATAATACTATGGCTACAGCTAGAGGTACAGATTCCGTATTAGTAAAAAAACCTCATCAGAGGGAATCCTTTACGGAAAAACAATTACAAGAGTTTGCTAAATGTGCAAATCCTGTAACAGGTCCTGAATATTTCATGAGTAATTACTTTTATATACAGCACCCTACCAAAGGACGAATGTTGTATAAACCTTTTGAATACCAAAAGCGATTGATACACTCATACCACAATTACAGATTCAGCATATCCTTAATGCCCAGACAAACAGGGAAGTCCACTTCAGCCGCGGGCTACTTGCTATGGTACGCTATGTTTGTCCCTGACTCAACTATCCTAATCGCCGCACACAAATATACAGGCTCGCAAGAGATCATGCAACGTATACGATACACATATGAGTCAGTTCCAGACTTCATACGTGCTGGAGCTGTTAGTTATAACAAAGGTAGTATAGATTTTGATAACGGAAGTCGCATAGTAAGTGCTACAACAACAGAAAACACCGGTCGAGGTATGAGTATATCAATGTTGTATTGTTTAGACGGAGACACTACTATTCGTATTCGAAACAAACAAACGTCGGTCGAAGAAGATATTACATTAAAGGATTTATATATTAAACTTTATAGTCCTGATA